TATTAAACACTTGCCGCGCATTGCTGGCGTCGAGTACCGTCCGTCAGAGATAGATGATGTAGATAAAGTGGCTGCGGTAGAGTTTTGGGGTTTAACAAACGAGCATCTAGCTGTCTTAAAGCAAACCATTGAAATACAAAGGAGATATGGTGCTTACTCTTTGACAGCGTACCTTCATAACAAGCCTGTAGCAATGTTTGGCTGCATACTAATGTGGCATGGAGTTGCTGAGTTGTGGGCGGTACTTAGTAAGGATGCTCTTAAGAGGCCCGTAGCTTTATCTAAGTGCGCGATAACCTTCGCTGATATCTGTGAGATATCCTTAAAGTTGCATAGATTGCAGATTCATGTTAAAAGCAGTAATGAAAGAGCCGTTAAATGGGGCAAATTCTTGGGGTTTGATATTGAAGGTAAGTTAATTCAATTTACTCAAGACAAACAGGATTGTTACATAATGTCTAGGAGGTAGTATGGGTGGAGGCGGCGGTGGTGGAGCAGCAGCAGCAGCAGAGCAGCTGCAAATGCAGAAGGAAGAAACCTTAAAGTTGGCAGCCGATGCCGATGCTACTAAGATTAAACTGGCAGAGGAGCTTGCTGCTAAGAGAAAAACTAGGCTTACCGGCGGTAACAGAGCACTTCTCTCCGCAGAGAGGATGGCTCCTGAAACTGGCGTTATGTCAGAGTCTCTAGGTGCTGGTATTAAATAGTAATGCCAATTATTGTACTAAGGGATTCTACTGATACCCATTCTATTAGTGTATCGCCAAGCTATACAGACAAAGACTCTGTGCAGCAATTGGTTGGCTCTGACAAACCGTTCCCAACGGTAGATGTTAACCACCTTAGATTACATGAGGGTCGTGCGTTCTATCTGTACACTACCCGTAATGACGGCAATAAACTAGAATCCGGTGCAAGTCTTGATATCGCTATTGCGTTTGCCAGTGGCGTATCTGCACATTTAATAGCTGACTATCAGTGTGGTGGGTCTGCTGAGTTTTACATATATGAAGGCTCAACTGTTAGCGGTGGGACAGCTGGAGTAACTCTGAAGCGGCATAGGGCGTCTACCACTGCAACCCAGAGCGCATCCATTATTGCACCAACTGTGTCTAGTATAGGGACCGAGATTTTTGCTGGCCTAATCTCTAGTGNGCAAGGATCAGGCGGTACAGGTGGCGTTGCTGGAATATCGGAATATGTTTTAAGCCCGTTGACTACCTATTTGTTTCGTGTTACTAATCGTAGCGCACAAGCTGAAATCGCTCATGTCCACTTAGAATGGTATGAGTAATCACGCAACCTACTGAAATCAAAGGTTAATTATGGACTATGGCGACAGGAAGGATGGCTCTGCAAAAGGTATGGGATTCTTTGGCGAGCTTGAGCGTCCAGATGGCGGGGTATCAACAGAAATATCTGTTGGGGTTGGCATGAATGGTGAGGAAATGGATATCCCATTGATTGTCCCAACTCTTAATAAAAAAGAACTTGATTACTTGTTAAAGACAGATCTTAAGGATAAGTCTTTTTTTAGCAATATGCCGAGATCTATAATGAAAAAAGCATTTGACCACGCGAATGCTCGTGTCAAAGCTGGCAAGTCTCCGTTTGCTGATGAAGACGATGAGGCTTCTGAATCCCCAAGCAAATGATGTTAAGGGTTAGTAAAACTTTAAAGGTTAAATATGGATAAGAAACTGACCGTTGCTGACATTTTAAAAAGACATGACATAGCGATCAGGAAGAAAGAGGACTTTAGAAGCCTGTACGATGACGCTTATGAGTTCGCTTTGCCACAACGTAACCTGTATGACGGGTTCTATGATGGGAATGTAGGTGGGGCAAAGAAGATGAACCGTATCTTTGATGCTACAGCCATCAACTCAACCCAAAGATTTGCCAATAGAATCCAATCTGGCATCTTCCCCCCGCAATCTAAGTGGTGCAGACTCGAACCTGGTCCAGATATCCCATTGGATAGACGTGTTGAGGCTCAAACTGCACTAGAAGTCTATAACGACAAGCTGTTCGCTGCAATCAAGCAGTCCAACTTTGACATCGCTATGGGAGAGTTCCTCCTAGACCTGTGTGTTGGTACTGCCGTTATGATGATCCAGCCTGGNGATGACGTTAACCCAATTAACTTCATACCAGTACCTCAATTCCTCGTGGCTTTTGAGGAAGGTGCTAATGGTAAGGTGGATAACGTCTACCGCCGTATGCGTATCAAGGCTGAGTCTATCCAGCAACAGTGGAGTGACGCCATTATTGAGGGCCGGCTTAAGACTATGGTTGAGAACACTCCAACGGAAGACGTGGAGTTGCTTGAAGCAACCATATTTGATGCAGAAAAGGGTGAGTTTATGTATTATGTGATACACAAAGAGAGTAAGTCTCAGATTGTGTACCGCAAAATGAAGTCTAGCCCGTGGATTGTTGCACGTTACATGAAGGTGGCTGGTGAGATATACGGCAGAGGTCCGTTAATTACAGCGCTTCCAGATATTAAAACGCTCAACAAGACTCTTGAGCTTGTCCTTAAGAATGCAAGTCTGGCAATCGCCGGTGTCTACACAGCTGCTGATGATGGGGTGCTCAATCCTAATACAGTACAAATAAGCCCAGGTGCCATCATACCCGTTGCACGTAATGGTGGTCCACAAGGTGAGGCGCTCAAGCCTTTGCCTAGAGCTGGTGACTTTAATGTCTCTCAGATTATTATGAATGACTTGAGGATGAATATTAAGTCTATTCTACTGGATGAGAGCCTGCCTCCAGACAATATGAGTGCTAGATCCGCTACCGAGGTTATGGAGAGGATGAAGCAGCTGTCTCAGAACCTTGGCTCGGCGTTTGGTAGGCTGATTAATGAAACAATGATCCCTATAGTATCCAAGATACTGGATATAATGGATGACCGTGGGCTGATAGACTTACCACTACGCGTGAACGGGCTAGAGATTAAGATCACCCCTGTATCGCCATTGGCTATGTCGCAGTCTATGGAAGAAGTGCAAAACATTATTCAATTCATGAAGATAGCCGAGAGCATTGGGCAGGAAGGCAAGATGATGATTAAGGTTAGCGCAATGCTAGATCTGATTGCAGAGAAGATGGCTATCCCTCGCGTCATTATGAATAGCCCAGCCGAGCGTCAGATGATGATTCAGCAGGCTACCGATGCAGCTCAACAGGTTGCACAGCAGAATCCAGAGCTTGCATCTAAAGTTGTGGAAGGTATGGCTAAGAACCCTGGCGCTATAATGGGATGAGGTGCGTAGACTGCAAGAACTTCTCCTTGCAAGCCTTAGATATGTCTAAGTATGGATTTGGACTATGTGCTAAGAAGCCTGACTGGGAGTATCAAAGCTATCAATACGTGCATGGATGTCAAATGTTTGCACCAGCCCCACCAGACGCTCCTCCAAAGCGTATATCGTGGATTAATAAACAGTTATCAAAGATGAAAAAGGATACAAATAAGTGGAAGATGGTTGGGAAGGGTTAGCGTCAGCTACCGTTACAGATATACGGGAAGTAATAACTGCAAGGGAAGATACTGACCGGTTATGTCTTCGTGTGTTTGGAAGTGAGGATGGAGCTAAGCTGCTTGCGTGGCTTAGACAAACCATCATAGAGCATCCAGTATGCGTTCCAGGGTCGGACCCAAGCTTCGGATATTACAGAGAAGGGCAATGTTCCGTTGTGAGGGATTTAGAAGCTAGAATTAAGAGGTCAAAAAAACTTTAAGGAGTAATTAATGGAAGAAAGCAAGAGCCAGCCCCAATCAGAGAATAGTGAGGGCTTACTGGCAGGAATTACATCACCAACAGACGTTGTAGCGCCACAAGAAGTTACTATAGATCATAGAGTTCCAGAGGAGAGTGATACTCCGGCAGATCGCCCAGCGTGGTGGCCTGAGAATTTCTGGAAGAAAGAAGACGCGGAGCCAGATCTTGAGGCTATCGCCAAGTCATGGACAGACCTACGTAAGCAGATTAGCCAAGGTAAGCACAAGGCTCCTGTAGATGGCAATTACGATTACGCTGCATTCGGCTCTGTTCCAGATACCGATCCAGTCCGTCAGCACGTCGAAGGTTGGGCTAAAGAGTATGGAGTTAGCCAAGCCGCACTAGACTCCCTCGTAGGAAAGGTTGTTGAGTTAAACGCTTCTAAAGCAGAGGTGTCAAACTTTAATGCAGCTGAAGAAAAGAAGTCTTTAGGGGCTAATTCGGATGCCATCATTAAGGGTATGGTAGACTGGGCCAATGGTCTAGTTAACAAAGGAGTCTGGGGACCGGATGACTTTAATGAATTTAAGGTTATGGGCGGTACAGCCAACGGGATCAAGGCTCTGATGAAGTTAAGGCAGAGTTATGAAGGTCGAATCCCAATGAATAGCGCNCCTATAGATGGTGCCCCGTCTAAAGATGAGCTGTATCAGATGGTTTCTGACCCTAGATACAAGACAGATGTCTCATACAGAGCTAAAGTAGAGAAGATGTTTGCAGCTCAATTCCAGAATTAAATCTTGGTAGTGCCCTTTGCCCGCTTCGGCGGGTTTTTTTTGCTCATTTTTTACTAAGTGTTTGACTATGTAATAATAATAATGTAAAAGGGTTCTAAGGCATACCGTATTT